GCTTTAGACGCTAATACTACAGCAACCGAAGGTTGTGCCATTGGTAGAAATGCTTTAACAGCAAACACCACGGGTGAAGCTAACACTGCTCTTGGTAAATCAGCTTTGCAAGCCAACACCACTGGCAGCTATAATGCTGCTGGAGGACTAAATGCCCTACAGCAAAATACCACAGCAGGTGATAACACTGCTTTTGGTGTAAATGCTATGTTAGTTAACACCACAGGACATTCAAACGTAGCTATGGGCAGAAGTGCTTTAGACGCTAATACGACAGGTATAAGAAGTACAGCAATAGGGTTTGAAGCAGGTTCTTCTGTTGTAACAACAAATGATACTACTGCTATTGGTTGGCAAGCATTAGATATAGCCACAGCAGGAGAAAATGTAGCAGTAGGTGGTGCTGCTTTAGGAGCAAACACCTCTGGAACATACAACACAGCAGTGGGAAATTGGTCTTTAGATGCTAATACTACAGCGTCAAATAACACAGCCGTTGGTCATAATTCTTTAGGAGGTAATACGACAGGTACAACAAATACAGCTATTGGTGTAAATGCAGGTCTTACTATGACAGTAAGTAGTTTATGTACAGCTGTTGGTTATAATGCACTGGGTGGAACTGGTGTTAAACGAGGTGCTAATAATACTGCTGTTGGTGCAGGTGCAGGGAGTCTCCTAACAGATGGTGATAATAATACTTGTATTGGAAATGACGCAGGAAATACCTTAACCGATGGGGCTCAAAATGTTTGTGTAGGTTCTAATGTTGATGTAGTAGGTGCTAGTACTGGAGGAAATGTAGTAATAGGCTATAACGTCACTGGTGTTGCTGCTAACACAGCAACTTTTGGCATTGGTGCAAATACAGCTTCTTTAGGATTGGATGGTTCTGATACTTCATGGGCAGCAGCATCATCAGATGAAAGGCTAAAAGAAAACATAGAAACATCAAAAATTGGTTTAAACTTTATAAACGATTTACGCCCAGTAAACTATAACTGGAAAAAAGCTAAAGATGTTCCAACCAATATGCCACAATACAAAGAAGGCTCAGAAGAACCAGTATTGGGATTTGAGTATGGAGTTTCTCAACATGGTTTTATCGCTCAAGAATGTAAAGCTGTACAAGACAAATATGCTGATGATTTAGCCGATGGTTTTGGACTTTGGATAGAAAGAGAAAATGGAACACAAACTGTTGCAGACGGAAATCTTGTACCAGTTTTAGTAAAAGCACTACAAGAACTTTCTGCTAAAGTGGAAGAATTAGAAACTAAACTTAATAATAAGGAGAAATAGAAATGGCACAAACAGTAACAGAATGCCTAGCATCAGGTTCAGACAGCGTAACATTAATCAACAGTATTAATACAGATGGCAAAAAATCAACTTATGTTGGTGGTTCAGAAGAAGCAGACACAACAACTATGACACAAGCCGAGATAAATGAAAGGGTGCAACGTAATGTTGACCACCTTTCAACTATCTTGCTTTACGCACCTGTAGATGCAAGTGACGATACGCCAAACGTAGCAGGAGCAGCGAGCAGTAAGAAAACGACTCACGTTGCAGCCGTTACCACTGGCACAGATTACATAGCAGCAAACTAGGAGATAATATGACCGAAGAAGCCGTAGTCTTTATAGACGATGAAGAGATAAAAGTATCTGAGTTGTCCGATCAACAAAAATACTTGCACTCGCAATTACTGGATTTGAGAAACAAAGAAGCCAGTCTTAAATTTCAATTAGACCAAGTGGCTGCCAGTATGTCCGTGTTCCAAAGTGCTTTTGTGGAGGCTTCTAAAGAAGTCGCTGAAGAAGTTTTAGAAGAAACCAAAGAGGTAAATTAAGATGATGTATATAAATATAGTTATATGGATAACCGCTATTGTTGCAATAGCATCACTTGTGGCTGCTGTAACTCCTACTCCGAAAGGAGATAAGTTTTTGGCAAAGCTGTATAAAGTTATAGATTTTTTAGCTTTAAACATAGGCAAAGCTAAAGACAAGTAGATGGCCAAAAAGACCACCGTGGAAGTTGCAGCAGATCTAGACAAGCACGAAGCAGTGTGTGCTGAGCGTTGGTTAGAAACTATTAGTCGTATTAAACGTCTTGAACTTTTTGTTATTGCTACTTTAGTTACATTATTATTAAGTGCTGGAGCCATACTGGCTGAGCAAGTTTTTTAAGATGAAATATGCCATACGCCAAATACACATTCAAACCAGGAATCAATCGTGAAGGTACTGATTACAGTAACGAAGGCGGGTGGTTCAATGGTAATTTAGTAAGGTTTCGTCAAGGACGCCCTGAAAAAATAGGCGGTTGGCAAAAAGATACTGACACAAGCTATTTGGGCACAGGCCGGGCTTTGCACGGTTGGGTGGATACCGGGGGAACAAAATATTTAGGGCTTGGAACCACTTGGAAATATTACGTTTCAACTGGGCAGAATTTTGATGATATCACCCCTATTCGTGCTACAACAACTAATGGTATTACTTTCGCAGCAACGAACGGTTCTTCTACAATAACTGCTACAGATTCAAGTCATGGTTGTGTGGTTAATGATTTTGTTACTATTTCAGGAGCAGCAACTTTAGGGGGCTTAGTAACCGCCGCAGTTTTAAATCAAGAATATCAAGTTGTTTCGGTTCCTTCAGGTAATACTTACACATTTACCGCTAAAGACACGGATGGGGATACCGTCACTGCAAATTCTAGTGATAGTGGAAACGGAGGCTCAGGGGTAGACGGGGCGTATCAAATTAACGTTGGTCTTGATGTTTATGTTCAAAGCACAGGTTGGGGTGCGAGCACTTGGGGCGGGGGTACGTTTGGTAGTTCTTCTGCAATAAGTTCTGGTAATCAATTACGATTGTGGTCACACGATAATTTTGGTGAAGACCTTCTTATGAATGTTCGTGGAGGCGGTATATATTATTGGGATGAAAGTGGAGGTTCTAGTGTTCGAGCTAAACCTTTTACAGAACTTACAGGGGCAAATTTAGTTCCTACAATCGCACTACAAATCTTAGTGAGCGACATAGACAGGCACGTTATTTGTTTTGGGGCAGATCCAATCAATGACAGTAATGATAGAACCTCTGCATCAGATCCTATGCTTATTGCTTGGAGTGACCAAGAAAATGCCGTCGAATGGGAACCTTTGTCTACTAACACAGCAGGGTCTCTTAGACTTTCTGCTGGGTCTTTAATTATTGGAGCAATGAGAGCGGGGCGAGAAACTTTAGTTTGGACGGATACTTCACTGTATTCTTTATCGTTTATAGGCCCTCCTTACGTATTTGGAACAACACTACTAAATGAAGGCGTTGGATTAATAAGCCCAAAAGGAGCCGTAAATACAGCCAGAGGAATGTTTTGGATGGACAGAAAAGGTTTTTATAACTATTCAGGAAACGTAGTACCTGTCCCTTGTAGCGTTCACAACTATGTTTTTAGTGATCTTAATGAAGGTCAATCGCATAAAGTTTTTGGGTTTTTAAATAAACAATTTGATGAAGTTGGGTGGTTTTATCCTTCTGCTTCTAGTACAGAAATAGATCGTTATGTAACGTATAACTACACTGATCAAACGTGGAGTATTGGTGAACTAGCACGTTTTGCATGGCTCGATGAAGGCATTGTTGCTTACCCCAGAGCCACCGGCGTAAGCAGTTCAACCAGTTATTTATATCAGCATGAACAAGGAAATGACGACGATGGTTCTGCGATGTCCAATGTTTTTATAGAATCCAGTGATTTAGATATTCAAGACGGGGAATATTTTTCCTCCATTAGTCGAGTCATACCCGATGTTAAATTTACAGGGAGCGGTGGGGCAGACCAAACCATTAATTTTGTTTTAAAAACCAGAAATTACCCCGGTGAGTCTTTAGTAACCAACACAACGCAAAACGTAACCGGAACAACCACGCGCTTGGATACGCGCCTACGCGCGCGACAAATGGCGTTTAGAGTGGAGTCTGACGACGATAATTCAGATGCTGGTACACAAACAGGTGTGGGTTGGGTGCTAGGTGACACTCGTATGGACGTTAAACCAAGCGGTCGTAGATAATGGCCAGATTATTAAACACTAGATTACCCGTTTCTTTTGATCCTTTAGTTGTTCCTTCTTTTGTCTACAACAGGATGATTAGGATTATTGAAATTACTTTAGCTAGTTTTGATCCAAGCTCCACTCCACAATACACAGAAACAATTCGCGATCAAAATTTATTTAATGCTGGTGATATTATATGGAATCTTACTCGTGAAACGTTGCAGTATTTTGATGGAACAAATTGGTACAATTTGTCCGAAGAGCAAGAAGAAGTAGGGTTACAAGCAAACGCTTCTGTAGGAGAAGTAACGGTAACGCTTGATGGCAATGTAACAATCAATATAACAGGGCCCACTAGCGGTTGGGACACGGAGAAATGGTACACATAATGAATAAAGAAAAGTTAATAGACGAGCTTATTGTGGATGAAGGTTGTATAAATAAGATATACGCAGATCATCTTGGATTCCTTACACTTGGCGTTGGTCATTTAATCTTGGACACAGATCCAGAAATTAATCAGCCCGAAGGAACTCCAGTATCAGACGAAAGAATCAACGAATGTTTACACAATGACATAGACATTGTGTGTGACGAACTAAACAGAAACATGCCATGGTGGAAAGAGCTAGATGAGACACGCCAACGCGTTCTTGCTAATATGTGCTTTAACTTAGGTTGCCCTAGATTAAAGAACTTTAAAAATTTCTTGGCGGCTTTAGAAGCAGGCGATTTTGAAACCGCCGGAGAAGAGATGATGGACAGCAAATGGGCCACGCAAGTAGGAAACAGAGCCGTTAGATTGCAGGAGAAAATGCTTCATGGTGGCTAAAATAAAGAGAGTTAAACAAATAAAAAGAAGGCCCATGAAAAGCGGGAAAGTGTCCAATTATAAAAAAGCTTTAAGGAGGCCGTAGTTGATATGTATGAATATAAATGCAAAGTTAAAAGAGTGGTGGATGGTGACACTATGGATGTTGTTATTGACCTTGGGTTCGATATTTTTCATTCTTGCAGGGTCCGTTTGGCTGGTATTGATACGCCCGAGTCGAGGACTCGTGACTTGGATGAAAAAGCACGAGGTAAGCTCAGTAAAGCTTACTTTAAAGAAAGTATTAAAGGAAAAAAGATTGTATTAAGAACTAAAATAAAAGATGCAAAAGGTAAGTTTGGACGAGTAATAGCCGAAGTTTGGGCGGAGTTTGAAGAAGGTTCTTTAAGGAATGTTAATGAATTGATGATAAAAGAGTGCTACGCGGTAAAATACAACGCAGAAAACAAAGCCTTGGTTGAAGAAGCGCATCTGGCTAATAGAGCAATATTAATAGAAAAGGGGCTGTTTGTTCCTGTGGAGCCTAAATGAAGTTAGCTTTAATCCTGGGGTTTTTATTGTTATCAACGGTGGCTGGATCCGCGTGGTACATAGACAGATTACAAGATAATATAGGCACATTAAAGGGCAATCAACTTGTTTTAGAAGCCAAGGTCCAAGAACAAAACGAAGCGATTGAAACCGCTTTAAACAACCAAAAAAAGGCCCAAACGCTTATGGCTTCTTTAGAAAAAGAGAAGCAAGAAGCAATGCGTAATGTTAATAAGTTAAGAAAAACATTTGCTAAACACGACTTAGATGAATTGACCCTAGCAAAACCAGAACTCATGCAAGGCAAAATAAATAGGGCTTCCAAACGAGTCTTAGAAAATTTAGAAAAATTAACCGACCCCAACCAATTTGATGAAGAAGTTAGCAATAATACTTAGTTTGGCCGTAGTGGCTTCAAGCTGTTCTATGATGGGGGATAGGGTCAAGCCTGTTTCCGTAACCACCATTGCTAAACAACAACCAATGTACCATCCACCTTTGCCAATGGAAGTGCAAATGGACCCTGTAGATTGGGAAATACTTACACCAGACAGTATGCAGTTGTATTTAGACAATTTAGAAAAAAAAGAAGCACCAAGAAGAGCATTTTATACACTGTCCAGTAAAGAGTACGAACATTTAAGTATGGATATGGCAGATATAACTAGGTACATTACAGAGATACTGGGGATAGTTAGATTTTATCGGGATTATGATAAAGAAGAAGAAAAAGAAGAATAGCCGACCCCTATTGATTTAGAGCAAGTCTGCTCCTGTTCTTTTTTAGTAGGGGAAGGTTTAATCAATATATAATAATATGATGGATAGAAATAAATTAATTAAAGAACTTATTTTTGATGAAGGTTATAAAACAGAAACCTATGAAGATCATCTTGGATTTCTTACATTAGGCGTTGGTCACTTAGTTTTAGATAGTGATCCTGAAATTAATCAACC